GTAAAAGATCTTATGTCAGATTTTTACAAAACAAGAAGAGGTAGTGGTCCCTCTGCTTATTCATATGAGTGTAAGCAATGCACCAAAAAACGGATTCTCAATGCGAGAAAAGCGGAGCAGAAAGTCAGGGAATGGGAATATCCTGACTGGTAGTGTGTTCATTCAGTGTTTCCCCAATGTAAAGATACCAAATAATAAATAACTCTAGCATTATTTGGATTTCATAGGGAGAGAAAGATGCCGCTGAACTTAGCATCTCCTGGTATTGTCGTAAGAGAAGTAGACCTTACTTCTGGAAGGGTTGATCCTACCTCAGATAAGTCTGCTGGTATTGTTGCCCCCTTTGCGAAAGGACCAGTAGAAATTCCAACATTAGTCGAAACTGAAGCAGATCTGCTGAACACTTTCGGTGAGCCATACACTGCTAATAATCACTACGAGTATTGGTATACTGCTTCTTCTTATCTTGCCTATGGTGGGGTACTGAGAGTAGTAAGATCCGACAACTCTGGGTTAAGCAACGGTCTTGTCGGTACTGCTACAACAGTAAAGATCAAGAGTGCTGATGACTATGTAAACCAAGGATACGATACAAACATCATTAATGGTGTTACTGCTATCGCACAGAATCCTGGAACATGGTCAAACGGAGTCAAAGTTGCCTTCATCGATGGAAGATCAGATCAGATTCTGACTGGTTATTCTGGAACATCTGTTACTATTGGATACGGTGTAAGTCAGAAAGTTCCTGCTAACACAGTTGTTCCTGGTCTTGGCACAACTTCTGTTTTAGACGGTTACTTCAAAGGTATCATCACCAACGTTGGTGCTGGTACAAGCCTCGAAGTTAAGTTTACTCACCACGTTTCTTCTGCTGGAACTGTAACTGCCTACGATTATCAACCAGGTGGTACATACAGATTTGCCAATGCTGGTGTCGGAACTTCTGGAACCGATTCTGCAACAGGTCTGTACATCTTTGATAACGGTGGAAACCTAATGGGTATTTCCACTTATGCTGCTCAGCAAGATTGGTTCGATCAGCAAGAAATCACACTGACATCTGGCAATGTCAAGTGGAATAGAATTGCTAACAGACCTACCACAACTGCTTATGGTGCTGATCGTAACGCAAGAAACGACGAACTGCACGTTGTAGTATATGACGATCTCGGCAAGGTATCTGGCAATGCTGGAACCATTCTTGAGAAGCACCTGAGCCTCTCTAAGGCAACTGATGCTGAGTTCTCTGCTGGCACTGCTCAATACTGGAGATCCTGGTTACAGTTTAACTCCACAAACATCTTTGGTGGTGGTCAACCTCTCGGTGTTACCACAACTGGTTTTGCTGCCAATGCTGGAACTGGTTATGGTTTGTTTGCTGATGGTGGTTGGGATCAAAAAGCACCCGATATCGTATTTGATGGATACGGTGCCGTAACATCCACTCTTGCTAACGGTAAGGATTATGGTGGTACAACTGGAATCACCACAAACTCTGGTCTTGAAGTTAATGTTGGTGATCTGGCAACTGGTTACGACCTGTTCGAGAATCCAGATGACTACAACATCGACTTCCTGCTGATGGGCTCTGGTGCTCACGGTAGGGAAGAGACTCAAGCAATTGCTAACAAAATTATTGCTATTGCTGAGGAAAGACAGGATGTAGTCGCATTTGTTTCTCCTTATCGTCAAGCATTCCTCTCTGATGGTGCTTCGATTTCTCTGAACTCCACTTCTACAATTACCAATAATCTGGTAAGTTACTACTCTGCTATCACATCGTCTTCTTATGCGGTGTTCGATAGTTCTTACAAGTATACTTACGATAGATTCGGTGATACTTTCCGTTACATCCCAATGAACGGAGACCTTGCTGGAACATGTGCTAGAAACGACATCAATAACTTCCCCTGGTTCTCTCCTGCTGGAACCTTGAGAGGTGCTATTCTGAATGCCGTTAAGTTGGCATACAACCCAACCAAGGGACAAAGAGACACCCTGTACTCCAATAGAATCAACCCCATTGTATTCTCCCCTGGATCTGGTATCGTCCTCTTTGGTGATAAGACTGGTCTGGCAAGAGCATCTGCCTTTGATAGAATCAACGTTCGTCGTTTGTTCATCTATCTGGAAAGAGCAATTTCTGCTGCTGCCAGAGATCAGATGTTTGAGTTCAACGATGAAATCACAAGAACAAACTTTGTTAGTATTGTTGAACCTTTCCTCCGTGATGTACAAGCTAAGAGAGGTATTACTGACTTTGTTGTCAGATGTGATGAGACGAATAACACTGCTGCTGTTATCGATAACAACGAATTTGTTGCCGATATCTACATCAAACCCAATCGTTCCATCAACTTCATCGGTCTGACCTTCGTTGCTACTCGCACGGGTGTCAGTTTTGACGAAGTTCTCGGAGTTTAATTTAATAAAGAGGTAACAAACCGATGGCGGACTTAATTCAACAACAGAATCCCCCAAAGACAGCTGATCGAACTATCGATAGATTTAAGAGCAGATTGTCTGGTGGTATTGCCAGACCTAACCTGTTTGAGGTTGTTCTTACTTTCCCCGAAGGAGTAGTTGACCCTAGTGTTAACGATCTTGAGTCGAAAGTTAGATTCCTGGTAAAGGGTGCGGCTCTGCCCGCATCCACCGTTACCCCAATCAACATTCCTTTCAGAGGAAGAAACCTTAAGATTGCTGGTGACAGAACATTCGATGTCTGGACCGTTACGGTTATCAACGACACCGACTTTGCTATTAGAGGATCTTTCGAAAGATGGATGAACTCTATTGCTAAGGTATCCGATAACTCTGGTAATACAAATCCAGTTGACTATCAGACCGATGCTATCGTTCACCAACTTGGTCGTGCTCCCGTAAGTGGTGGTGCTGGTGCTCAAGAAAGTGCTGTTGATCAACCAATTCTGAGAAGTTATCAGTTCCACGGAATTTGGCCAACAAACATTTCTGCCATTGCACTCTCTTATGATAGCACCGATGCTATCGAAGAGTTTGATGTAGAACTTCAGGTTCAGTGGTGGGAAGCTGTTGGAAACGGTGGTTCTATTGCCTGATAAATAGGAGAATAGAACGCAAACTTTATTCATGGCTAGACTCTTTGGTTTCTCTATTGAGGACAACGAGGATAAATCTAAAAGTATTGTCAGTCCCGTCCCCCCGACAAACGAGGATGGGGCTGATTTTTACGTATCCACGGCTTTCGGTAGTCAGACCATCGATCTCGAAGGTGTCTATAGAAGTGAGTATGAACTTATTCGTAGATATCGTGAGATGGCACTTCACCCAGAGTGCGATCAGGCAATTGAAAACGTAGTTAATGAAGCTATCGTTAGTGACCTTGATGATTCTCCAGTTGAGATTGATCTTAATAATCTGAAAGCAAGTGACGGTATTAAAGACAAGATCAGAAAAGAATTCAAACATATCAAAGATCTGTTAGATTTCGATAAGAAGGCACACGAAATCTTCCGTAACTGGTATGTCGATGGTAGAATTTACTACCACAAAGTCATTGATCTCAAGAGACCTCAAGATGGTATTCAAGAGGTAAGATACATTGACGCACTGAAGATGCGTTATGTCAGAAAAGAAAAGGATCAAAATAAAGATAGAGGTGACATTTTCAACAATGCCAACATTGCTGAAAATCAAAGGGTAGTATTCCCTGAGATGGAGGAGTATTTCATGTATACTCCCAAGATCAACTACCCAACCACAGTCCCAACTTACGGTGGTGGAACAAAAGGTGTTAAAATTTCTAGAGATTCTATTTCGTATTGCACTTCTGGTCTGGTAGATAGAAACCGTCACACCGTTCTTTCTTATCTGCAGAAAGCAATCAAGTCTCTCAATCAACTGCGTATGATTGAAGACTCTCTGGTTATCTATAGATTGTCTCGTGCTCCAGAACGTCGTATTTTCTACATTGACGTTGGTAATCTTCCTAAGGTAAAGGCAGAACAATATTTGCGTGACGTAATGAATCGTTACCGCAACAAACTTGTTTACAATGCCACCACTGGTGAGATTCGTGATGACAAGAAGTACATGTCTATGCTGGAAGATTTCTGGCTGCCCAGAAGAGAAGGTGGACGTGGCACTGAAATCACCACTCTGCCTGGTGGTCAGAACTTAGGTGAAC